CGGACGTTGCGATTGCACTCAACACCCTGAGGGAAGTCTCACGTGAAGTACAAAGTGAAGGATGGTCTTACAATAAAGAATACGATTACCCGATTACACCTGATTCTAGCGACGAAGTACGGATTGCTAACAACGTGCTTCAAATGGATCTAAATAGAAATTACACACAAAACATCGGTAGAGCTTCTGTAAACCGTGGGGGTAAACTCTACGACAAAAAAGCTCACTCTTATAAGTGGACTGACGAAACACTCTATGTTGATATTACTTGGAACTTTGAATGGGAAAATATTCCACAACCTATCCAAGCATATATTGTAGCACGTGCTGCAGGTATTGTGTCTAGCCGTATTATTGGCGACCCTAATCAATATCAAATGCTCCAACAAAAAGAAGCTTATGCTCGTGCTATGGCAATGGAGTATGAGTGTAACCAAGAAGATGTTTCATTTTTTGGAGCACCTAAAGGTGGTGACTACTATCAACCTTATCAACCGTTCCATACCTTGACACGCTAATGCCAGCAGTAACTCAGCTAACTCCTAATTTTCTTGGCGGTGTATCCCGTCAGAATGATGATAAAAAATTACAGAATCAGGTAACTGAGTGTATCAACGGTTATCCTGATGCAACCTTTGGTCTACTTAAAAGACCTGGAATGAAGTACACTAACGTGTTGCGTAAAGCTAATGGTGATGCTTATACCCAAAGTGAACTAGCAGGTGCAGCTTGGTTTTTTATTGACCGTGCTACAGCTGGTTCTTATATTGGTTGCATTAAAGATGCTAACATCTTTATTTGGACTGCTGAAGATGGCACGTTTTGCACCGTAGAAGCTCCCGGTGGAGGAGCTTATGCCACAGGGTATTTAACTGATTTTGACGCTCCTGAAACAGCACCTTCTTTTCATTTCCGTAGCATCCAAGACACTACAATTATTACCAACAAAACTGTTAACACTGCTATGCAACCAGCAGGCACGTATGTTGCTAATTCAGTAGGTACACTTAAGTTGCTTGGCGTTAGTACTGACGCGTATACGATTACATTACAAGGTAATCCTATTACTTTTACACCGCAACAAAATGAAACATTTGATGAAATGTTGGTATATGATGGAGGTAATACTTCCCACCACATGGTGGATGCACTTTATGACTATATCAATACTCAACAGCAAGCAAATATTCCAGACTTTGCAGGAAGGTGGTACTTAGAAGCTTATGCAAACAGTCTTGTCATTAAACGTACTAATGAAGCTGACGGAATTATTACAGACTACTCTACCCCTGGTGGTACTCCAGTAGCCTTTACGCTTAGTGCAAAGGGTGGTGCAAATAACACATCTTTGGAATCATTTCAAGATGAAGTTATTACTGCAGATAAACTTTCTTTAGAATCTTTCCATGGTCATAATGTCCAGGTTTTAAATAGCGATGCAACTGAAGATGATTACTACCTAGAATTTAGTGCGTATAATGGGATACGTGGTCCTGGTTCTTGGGTAGAAGCTAGGGCACGTGATGTGTCTCCTGGGCTAGATCCTGCATACATGCCACATGAGTTGGCTAACACTGGTGCCACTACGTTTACGTTTGGACCTATTACTTGGAAAGATAGGTTGACTGGTGATGATACTACTAACCCACCTCCTTCTTTTATCACAGTTAACGACACATCACCTGTAACTTATACTGGCAAAAAACTTAACTCTACGTTTTTTTACAGCAACCGCTTTGGTATGTTGTCTGAAGATAACATAATTCTTGGTGTAGCAAACGATAGTTATAATCTCTTTACTAGATCTGCATTGACACAGATTGACTCAGATCCTATTGATCTTAATGTGTCTAGTGTGCGTCCTGTTGTGTTGTCTGACGTTCTACCTTCTCCACAAGGTTTGTTGTTGTTTAGTGAACGTCAACAGTTCCAACTGTATGCAACTGATGCTAGTGTTCTTACACCTAGTTCTGCAGTAATCCGTGCACTCTCTAACTATGAGATGGCTACTGACATTGCACCTGTGGATGTAGGTACAACTACTGCCTTTGTTAGCCGTGTTCCTGGTTATAGTAAGTTGTTTACTATGCAACTACGTAGTGTGGAACAATCACCTATTGTAATAGACATCAGTAAAGCTGTACTTGAATGGTTGCCTGATACTATTGATGGTATTACTACCAGTCCACCTAACTCTGTGTTGATGCTTGTAGACAGGGATACCTCTTACCTGTACCTTTATAGATATTATAATAATGGTAAGGAAGATCTATTTCAAGCATGGACTAAGTGGGAATTGCCTGGTACTATTCAATCTGCAAAGATTATTAACGATGAGGTGTTCGTTGTTTCTCAACATGGAACTGAATACACCATTGGTTCTATTGCGTTAGATGAGTTGCCAGCTGGTTCTACTATTGCGACTGCATCTGGGTTTAGCGGTAACCCTGTACTAGACATGGCTACACGTCCGGTTAGCCCAGCAGTTGGTGTTGACCCTGTTGTCTATGATGAAACAAACGACATCACTAAAATCTACGTACCGTACACACCTATTGCAAATAAAGAAGCTGCTATGCTTCTGACTGTTCCTACAGCAGATAAAGGTACAGATGCTGTGATTGATGCTGATCCCGGTTACTGGGCAAAAGCAACCGAACGTACTGAACTTGGTACAGGTTATCGTTACTTTGAAGTAAAAGGTAATTTCCTTGAGTATGCTGACGGTATTATCGTTGGTTATAATTATGACTTTGAAGTTACTTTACCTAAATTCTACTACAGGCGAAACGAAGTTACAACTGATTACACTGCTCAACTTACTATATCTAGAGCTAAGTTTTCTATTGGTCGTACTGGAGCAATCCAGTTCAAGCTAAAAGCACAAGGCTCTAACGAATGGAAAGATATTCAGCACAACATGGAAGCTGATTATTATTCTGCTGATAGTAATCCTGTTGAATCAGAGAAAATTTTTATCGTACCTGTACACCAACGTAATACTAATTTTGATCTTAAAGTGACAAGCAATTTCCCATATCCTGTATCATTGGTATCAATGATGTGGGAAGGTAACTACTCTCCCCGATTCTATAGGAGGACTTAATGTTTGAATTAAATAAAAACTACAACCTCTTGGATGAACAGCTTGCTGAATCGGGGTTGGAAATGTCTGTTATTTCTGCAGCAGGTGCAGGCCTTTTGCTTGATATTGGTAGCAGCTTGTTTGAAGGTATCATGGGCTCTAACCAAGCCAAAGAAGCTAACGAACAAGCTGAACGTGCTTACGAAATGAATAAGCTTCAGGCTGAGCTTGATGCTAATGTACAAAATGAAGCAAATAGAACTGCATTTGGTATTCAACAACTTAACTACCAAACCAATCGTAAGTATGAATATGCTAATGCACTGCGTCAATGGCAGTACAACGACAGCATTCAAGACTTTCAATATCTTCAAGCATATAAGGCGTATGGTAAATCAGTAGAAAACACTGCTGATCAACTTACCTACAACAACATTGCTCAACAAGAAGCCCGTATGGCTGAACAAGCTGCGTTGAATGAAGTGTATGATGAGTATGCTTTCCAACGTCAAGGTGCCTTGGTAGACCAAGTACAAGCAGAAGGTAAGGCTGCACTTGGTCAAGCAGGTAACTCTCGTAACAAGGCTATGCAATCTACCATTGCTAGTCTTGGTAGGAACGCTGCAATCATGGATGCTAGTTTGTCTAGCTCTGTAGAGCAAACTCAACGTAACTTGAGACAGATTGCATTTGGTAAGTATGCTGCTGACTTGCAAGCTAATGCAAGTATGATGATTGAACCTGAACGTGGTCCTCGCATGATGCGTCCAATGGAAACACCTGAAAGGATATTCATGGCTCCTTTACCTGTGGCTCCTGCTGCTGTACAACGTCCTACAAAACAAAATACTATTGTTCCATTGATCTCTGGTATTAGTGATGCTGCTAAGAGTGCGGCTACTTTTGATTGGAGTACATTTTAACAACATAGGTGGCTAATGGCTAAACAAGAAAAATTCCGAAGGTCAGCGCAGTCGCTTGGTTTCAAGCCTATTCAAGTCAGCGGTAGTGAGATTGCTAACATGCGTGCTGAAAGCGCCCGTATGGCTGCAAGTATGCGGGATGCACGTAATGCTGAGATCTCAGAGCGTCAGCGTCAGCTGGCTGCAATGAAAGAAGGGCAACAAATTGAAGAATCACAGCGCAAAATTAATACTACAATTATTACTGGAAACTTTCAAAAAGAAGCAGATAGGTTGCGTTTAGAAGCTGACACCAAACGCCAACAACTTGAGATAAATCAGAAAGCTGCTTCTGATATGTTCAAGAGCATTGCTGATCTTAGTAAGACAGCTGTTGCTAAAGTACAAGAAATTGACGAAGCGAGGTTTGAAGAGGATCGCCTTCGTGCTTATGAGTTAGCTAAGGCTGGTCTTCTAACTCCCGAAATGATCAACCAGATCCAAGGGGAGGCTGAACTACAAGCAACTGAACAAGAGCGTTTGGGTCAAATTCAAGAAGCTGAGGCAACGGGTCGTATTGATTCTTTGACTGCTTCTAAACTCAAATCAATGAGTAGCGGTACTCGTCTTGGTCTTGAGCAAGGTACTGGTGTTTACAAGCTTACAGAAGTTTATAAGCAGCAGTTGCAAAAAGCTATTGCTGAAAACCCTGGCATGAGTTCTGAGGAAAATGCTCAGTTCATGACTCAGTTTTACCGTGACTTCCTTATCAACCCTGAGAATGCAGTCAATGGTAAACTGCTAATTGACATTAAACCTGAGTTGTTGCGTGTTGGTACTGCTGAAGTTCAACGTCTGCACCAAGGTATTCAAACAAAAGCACGTGCTAGAGAAGAGAAAGAATTAGCAGAAAAGCGTTGGGATGATGCCCAAACAATTCTAACTCAAAACCCTGCTCAATTTAATGATAATATCAAAACCTCTTTCCAAACTTGGAAGAGTGATTATGGTAATAAAGTAGCACTTAAACAATACGAAAGTCTTGCTACCATGCGTAAACCAAACGGTGAATTTATGTTCACCATGGAGCAGATTGGAAGTGCTGTTTTAAAACCTGAAGGTAAACCGTTTGCTAATGAGTGGCCTTCAAGGTTTGCAGACATGAAACAAGCACGTTCTACTGCAGACACTCAACAGCGGACTGCAGAAATGCAGGCTGACAACTTGGCATACAGAGAAGCTGAGCAACTTGCTCT